TGGTGATTTAATAGAATCATTAGCTATATTTGTAATGAAATCAGCAGGAGTAGAAATAAAAGATGAACAAAAAAAAGTATCGTATAAGTTTGAAAAGTCCCAAATTGATGGACAACTCGATGTTAAAATTGATGACAAGGTATGGGATATTAAAAGTGCGTCACCATATTCCTTTGAAAAAAAGTTTGGAGAGAGTGGGGGATTTGATGAGGTTGTTAGAGAAGATATCTTTGGATATGCATCACAAGGATTTTTATATGCAGAAAGCGAGAAGCAACCTTTTGGTGGTTGGATAGTAATTAATAAATCTACAGGTGAGTGGACGGTATGTGAAACTCCAGTTGTAGATACAGAGTATAAAAAGAAAGCTATAGATACAGCAGTAGAAAATTTTAAAGCATTAGAAAATAAAGTACCTTTTAAAAAATGCTTTGATGCAGTAGTAGAAACGTTTAGAACTAAACCTACTGGTAATAAAGTTTTGGGCACAGCATGTTCTTTTTGCCCATACAAACTTCCTTGTTGGGGAGATGGGTTGAAGTTGTTACCACAACAACAATCTAAAGGTAAGAACCCAAAGTGGGTTTGGTATACGGAGGTTAATAATCCTAAGCAGGAAGAAGAGTCTGCGTAGCTGGGTGAGAGTTAGTTTTGAGGGGTCTAGCTTTCACCTTTACCGAAAATGTATTGTATAATTATAAAAGATAGCAATGATGAATGGACAGTATTTACAAATGAAATTTGGGGAACAGAATTAGAAGCAACAGACTATGCAAAAAGAAATAATTTTAAAAAAAACTTTGAATGGAAAGTTGTACCCTATGATAGAAAATATTTTAACTACGTATGACAAAGAAAAAAAATAAAATAAATTTGCGTAAAGCAATAAAAGTTTTAGTTACCCCTTGGGAATCAGGATTTACGTGTGGTATATCCTTGGCTACTAAGACACAAATGACTACAGAAGAGTATGAATTGTGTTCTACTATAGCAAGAGGTATGATTAAAATGGCAACTACTGACCCCCATTCAACGTTTCTGTGGGGACTTCGTGGATTTGCTGATGATAAGAAAACACACAATGGAGATTTAACCATAAGTTCTGTAGCAGAATTTGATGATGATGATAACGTTGTAGATTTTCTTGAATATTTAAAACAGAAACGGGATAAGGAATTAAATTAATGGCAACACATTTAGTAATGGGAGATCCTCATTGTACCCCTAAGGCAAGCAATGATAGATTTTTATGGGCAGGTAAACTTGCAAGAGATCTAAAACCAAACACAGTTATTTGCATGGGAGATTTTGCAAGTATGGATTCATTATGTAGTTATGACAAAGGTAAAAAATCTTTTGAAGGTAGGAGATATAAAAAAGATATTGATCATGTACATGATGCCTTAGAAAAATTTAACAAGGGTCTTGGGGGTAAGCGACCAAGAAAAATTATGTTACTTGGAAATCATGAAGATAGGATAGATAGGACAACAAATGAAATCCCTGAACTTGAAGGAACAATTAGTACAAATGATTTTAAGTTTAAACAATACGGTTGGGAAGTGTATCCATATCAAGAACCTGTTGTAGTTGATGGCGTGTATTATTGTCATAATTATCCTACTGGTGTTATGGGTAAGCCTATTAGTGGAGACAACATTGCCCGTTCTCTGTTGTTAAAAAATAAAGTATCTTCTACTGTAGGTCATATACATACTTTTGATTATGCTATGTGTGCCTTGCCATCAGGAAGAAAACTTATGGGATTATCTGCAGGATGTTACTTGCATCACAAGGAAGATTATGCTAAGTCTACTCAAAAAATGTGGTGGACAGGTCTTGTAGTTAAACGTAATGTAAATAAAGGAGAGTATGATCTTGAGATGATAGAGTACAATAGTATTAAGAGGAAGTATGGAAGAAGATAAAGTTAATTCGCCTACACACTATAAGTATGGTAAAAAAGAAACTATTGATGTAATACAAGATTGTATGACAAACGATGAGTATCATGGATACTTAAAGGGAAATGTTTTGAAATATGTTTCAAGATATAAATTTAAAGGAGAACCTTTAGAAGATCTGCAAAAAGCACAATGGTATTTAAATAGATTAATCAAGGAGGTTAAATGACGCATGGTGAAAGGATGTCTTTGTATGGTAAAATTATAGCATTACAAGAAGTTATGATACATACACAGAATGAAATAAGTAAATTAAATAAACAATTACAGGAGGAAGAAGATGGGAGCAGTAAAGCAAGCATTAATAGAAGTTGATGATTTAGTTTGTAGTTGCCTTCAGTCAGGTCGAACATTAAATCAAACTATTAGGGATTTAAAAAAACACTTTGATGAAGGTATTACAAATACTTATTTGTTAGATGCCGACCTAATAGAAAATAAATACTATCAATTTAAAGGGAGTGAATAATGGAAATGACACAACAATTTGTAGATGCGTTAAGAAAACAATATGAAGCAGATATAGCTAGTGCAAGAGCAACAGCAATAGTCTATATGCAAAAACCTGTTGCTATAGGAGAACACCCTCAATTTTTAGAAGAGTTAGATAAACTAATAACAGATATATCTAATGCTGAAGAAAATTTAAAAACATTAAATAAACATTTTGACGATATACCATTTTAATACAAGGAGAATATATGGCAGAAAAAGAAAAAACAATACAAAAACCACAAGCTAATCCAAGAACTTATCTTATAAGTTCTACTCAGTTAGTAACATTAATGAAATATTTAATGAATCAAAAATATGGGGAAGTAAAAATAATTATGGATATGTTATCAACACTTAAACAATTAGATCCTAGAGTTGGTCCTGATTTTGTTGTAGACAAGGGAGAAGCTAATGGCGGAAAAAAATAAAGAACAGAAAGAACTAAAAAAATTTGCGGGTATACTATTTGAATTAAAAGTAGGTCTTAGCAAAGATAGTATGATAGTTATAGATTACGGTGGCAAACCTGTTTCTAAAATTAGAGAAGCATTAAAGGGTTATCCCTATCATGGAAATCTATGTGCTTCTGTAATTAACCATTGTAATTCTATTGGTAAAAAATTGGAGGATGAAGTAAAAAAAATAATCCAATCTATTTAACCAAAAAAAAAGGCACCCATAAAGAGTGCCTTAGTGTTGCCTAGTAGTAGGGGGAAGTTAGTAGCTTCTCCCTTTTTTATTGTGGTTTATATAAAGTATAAGTAAGTGTTAATTCTTCGCCTTTGTTAATATCCTTTAAAGTTTTTAAATGCCACTCATCTTCTAAATTTAATTTTTTACAATTAGGTTTTAGTGAGTGATTTATAAAACCTCCCAAGGGAGTTCTAATTACAAGTTCTCCATAATAAAAATGTATCATGCCTAGATCCGTATTCTTAAGTATAGTCTTTGTTGCAAACAAACCTAAACCTTGGATAGAACTTGGTTTAATAGTAAGTGATTCAGGTAATGGTTTGTAATTCATTAAAACTAAAGAATCTTACCTTTATTTTTACCCTGCTTAACCATATACTTTTGAGTCCCATTATTTCCAATATTAACTTCCTTGCGTAAAAATTTAAACATGCTCATTTGTTTTGTACTTTCCCATTGCTCTTGCACATAGTTTAAAACTTTACCTTTGTTTGTTTTTTCTCTTGTAGGCATTAGTTTTTTCCTAACAATTCCAAGCACGTAAGGCTTTATTAATTCTACTATTAGGATCTCTAGCAGTTTTAGCAGAAGTTAATTTCTTTTTCATACCACTCATTCGTGCACAAAAAGAAGCTCTTCTTTTATTGCCAACTACTTTACTAGGTGCTTTTAATGTGCCACCCTTATAGCTTGCTCTGCCTTTAGCATTCAATCCTCCGCTAGGATTCTTACCTTCTTTACGTTGCCATGCTGCTGTCTTTGCCATTATACTTTTTTTGCTAACTTTTTATTTATTTTTTTTTGAACTGTTTCAGGTAACTTAGAAAAACCTTTGTATTGTTTTTTCTTAGCTACTGGTTTCTTTTTCATATTAGTTTTTTTCAT